CTGCGGGTGATCGAGGGGGGCGTGGCGCGGGCTGCGCGCCCCCGGCGCCGCGCCGCCCAGGCGCCGGATGACCAGGGGCCGCACGCGGCATGAGCGTGTGCCCGGAATGCCTCGGCGGTGGCGTGAGCCTGCAGGCGGGCGGTTGGGATGCCTGCCGCCGGTGCGCGTTCATCGCCGAGGCGGGCTGGGTGGCGCTGCAACGGGAAATCGCGAAACGGGATCATGAGGAGAGGCTGTATGACCAGCGTGAAGAAGACGCGCGCCAAGGCGGCGCCGGCGGATGTGACGGTGCCGCAGAGCCGCGAGCAGGTGACGGCGGCGATCGCGGAGATCGGCGGGCATATCACCGCACGGACGCGGATCGAGGCGGACATGGCGGACGAGATCGCCCGCATCCGCGCCCGGTTCGAGGTGCTCGCAGAGCCGCATAACCGGGCCATCAGCGCGCTCTCGAAGGGCGTGGAGGTGTGGTGCGCCGCGCACCGCGCCGAGCTGACCGAAGGCGGCAAGCGCAAGACGGCCGCGTTCCCCAGCGGCGAGGTGCGCTGGCGGATGACGCCGCCCGCCGTGACGGTTCGCAACGCCGAAACCGTGATCGCGCGGCTGAAGGAGCTGCGGGCGCACCGGTTCATCCGCGTGAAGGAGGAGGTGAACCGCGAGGCGATCCTGGCCGAACCGGGTGTGGTGGACGGCGTGGTGCCGGGGGTGACGATCACCCAGCGCGAGGAGTTCGAGGTGCTGCCGCACATGCCGGAGCTGGCGGAGATATCGGCATGAGCACCGGGGGCGTGTTGCTGGGGGCGGCGGCGGTGGTGGCGGTGATGCATGCCGGGGCCTTGCTGGCCGGCATCATCGCCACGGCGCGGCGGGCGAACCGGCGATGATGCCGGCGCGGGCACGGTGGGCGCGGCGCGGGGCGTATCTGCCCGGCGGCCCCACGATGTCGGCCGCGCAGATCGCGTGGCTGGATGAGCTGCTGGCCGATGCCGCGCGCTCGCCGCGGCCGACGCTGTGGGAGCGCGACTTCCTGGCCTCCATCGCGGGGCAACGCAGGCGGGGCGGCGATGCGCTGGGGCTGAGCGAGAACCAGCTGGCCGCGCTGCGCCGGATCGAGGAGAAAATCCATGCAGCCGGGTGATGCCACGGTGAAGCGGCGGCCGGAGCGCAACGTGCTGGTGGCGCGCGTGCACTGTGCGCGCAAGGAGCTTGCGCTGACGGAGGACAGCTATCGTGACCTGCTGCGGCGGGTCACGGGCAAGACGAGCTGCTCGGCGCTGGACCCCGCACAGCTGCGCGCGGTGCTGGTGGAGTTCGAGCGCCTGGGGCTGAAGCCGCGCCCGCGGCTTTCGGGCAAGGCGCATGTGCGCAAGATTTTCGCGCTGTGGGCGGCGTTGAAGCCGCACCTGGAGAACCCCTCGCGGGAGGCGCTGCGGGCCTTCGTGCTGCGCCAGACGGGCGTGGCGGACCCGGAGTGGCTGAGCCCGGCGCAGGCCAACCAGGTTACAGAGGGGCTGAAGGCCTGGCAGCGCCGGGTGGAGGCGCCCCATGCCGATTAAGGGCAACACCAAGGAGCAGCGCCCGAAGGGCTGGCGCAGCCTGCCGAAGCATGAGCGGGTGGTGCGCAAATGCGTCCGCTGCGCTGAGACGTTCGAGGCGGAGACGCGGTATCTGTTCCGCTGCGAGCAATGCCGGCGGCACCCCGACAACAGCCTGCCTTCGCTGTGGCAGTCATGACCGCCCTGTCGGATCAGGACCTGCACTTCATGCGCAACCTGCCGGACCGGATTGGCGTGTGGACCCGCGCAGCCGATCGCACGTCCGGCGATGTGCGGACCGAGCAGCGGATCGCGCGGCTGCGCGCGGCGGGACGAAAGGGCGAGCAGCGCCGGCTTTGCCGTGCGCGACGTGACGCTCACCGAGGCCGGGCTGGCCGCGCTGGCAGCGGCGTGGGAGGCCGGACGGTGACTTATACCGCCGCCCTGCGCCACGGATGCGCGCGCGCGCGGGATGCGGCCCTTGCGCGCCATGGATTGCTGCTGGAGGAAGGAGACTTTCGTGCCATGGCACTGGCCATCATCGCGGCGGTTTCGGGCGATGTCTCCGGCGCCATCCTGGTATCCCGCCAGGCGCAGGGGCGCGAAATATGGATCGTGCGCGTACCGGGCGGCCCGGCGGTGCGGGTGGTCTACGCACCCGAGCGGGCACAGATCGTGACGGTGCTTTCATGCCGGCATGATCTTCCTCCGAGTCCTCGGGCGGCGCGGGAAAAACTGTTCATGGCGGAGGTGCGCAGGGCAAAATGAGCACGCTGGATTACCAACTCGCGCTGATGCCCGCGACGATCCAGCGCGTGGCGGCGCTTGCCACCCCTGCGCTGGCTATTCGCTTTGCCAGGCGGTTTGGGGGCCAGAAAATCTACGTGCCGAAGCGGGTCTATAGTGCGCATCCACTCGTCAAATGCCTTGGTTGGGCGGCGGCGCAGCGTTTGTGCGCAGAGTTTGGCGGTGAGGACTGGGCGGTGCCTTCGGCGAGCAACTATCTCACCTGGCTGGACGCCCGGGCGCTTCGGGTGTGCGGCCTGTCGAACCCCGATGTGGCCCGCAAGCTGGGCATCACCGTTCGCCACGTGCACCGCCTGCTGGCCGGCTTCGAACCTGACGACGTGGAGGTGACCGATCTCGTCCGGTCCATCGCGCGGCGCTACGCGGTCCGGCCGCAGGTTCGGTCATCGGTGGCGCCCTTGGTTGAGGACAAGCAGGCTTCCTTCGCCTTTCCCGCGGACTCGCTGGGGATGCGGCTGACCGAGTGCTGAAGCTTCGCGGCCTGCCTGGGGCTGACATTGGGCAGTCTGATGAAGCTGTGGCGCTGTCCATACGCTGTGAGCCAACGCTCGCAACAGGGACAGGTTCCATGGACATTCTCGCCTCCATCGCCGCCACGCCGCTTGGCACGGTTGTGCCCTACGTCACGTTTGCCACTTCGGTTGCGACCGCGCTGTTGCTGTTGCTGCCGGCGCCGTCGGCGGCGAGTTCGGCCGCCTATGTGACGCTCTACAATCTGGTCCATGTGATCGCGAACTACCGTTCGCTGGCAGCTGCCGCGCCGCCGAGCGCAGCAAAGCCGAGCACGGGCAGCGTACCGCCCGCCGCGGTCGCCTTGCTGTTGCTGCTGTTTGGCGGCGTGCTGGCAGCCTGCACCGCAGCGCAGACCGCGCAGGTGCAGCAGGCGGTGACCGTGGCCTGCGAGGATGACGCCGCGGTGCAGCCGGTGATCACGAGCGTGGCGCTGACGGGCGCCGCAGGCGCCACGGTTGCCGCGATCGCCGCCACCGATCAGGCGCTGGTGCATCCGGCGGTGGTTGCGGCCTGCACGGCGATTTCCGCCACGGCGAAGCCGGTGAGCGTGAGCAGCAACTGAAACGGCCGCCTTCGCTTCGCCGCCCGCCGTCCCGTCCGGAGATCCCACGTGCTCGAAATTCCCGAAGCGATCCGGTTTTGGATTGATCTTTTCGCCGTCATGGGCGGCGCGGTCGGTGTGATCTGCGGTGTGGCCTGGTTCGTCATTCGCAGCGCCCTGGTGACTCATCAGGCGCTCGGCCGCGCGCTGGAGCCGATGGGGGTGCAGATGGACGACCACGCCGAGCGACTGAGCAAGCTGGAGGGCGACATCCGGCAAATGCCCGACGCCCGCGCCTGGGGCGACATGCGTGAGCAGATGGTGCGCCTTGAAGGCGGCGTTGATGCGATCCGCACGGAAACGCGTGGCCTGCGCGAGACGATGGAGCGGATCGAGCGGCCGCTGAACGTCCTGGTGGACGCCAAGCTGAAACAGCGGGGCGGCGCATGAGCTTCCGCGATGATTGGACGCGGGCACGCAGGGTGCAGATCCTGCGCTTTCTGGTGCGCACCGGTGGCGAGGCGAATGAGAGCGTGATCTGCACCGCCATGGAGCACACCGGCTTCGGGCGAGACACGCGTGAGGATTTCCGGGGCGACATCGAGCATCTGCGCACGCATGGCTGCGTGCGCGAGGAATGGTTCGAGGAGGTTCGCGTCGTCACTTTGACCGAGCGGGGCGACATGGCCGCGCAGGGGCGCCTGGAAATTCCGGGCGTGCTCTGCGAGCGCTGGCGCGCGCCCTGATGCCGCGGCTTTCGCGCATCGATCAGATGCCGGCGGATATCCGCGACGCGATCGCGCGCAAACGCGAGGCAGGGCACACGATCGACCAGATTCTCGCTCATCTAGAAGCGCTGGGTGTGCCGCCGGAGGAGATGCCTTCGCGCTCGGGGCTTGGTCGGAAGATACAGTCGATCGACCGCGTGCTGGAGATGGTGCGCAGCAGCCGCGGCATGACCGAGGCGCTGGTGGAGCGGCTGGGCGAGGCCAAGGAGGGCCGCGCGGCGCGCGCCAACATCGAGCTGATGCAAGCGCTCGTCATGCAGCTGCTGGCCGCAGCCGCGAGCGAGGAGAGCGATGTGCTGCTGTCCGCCAAGGAGGCGGCGCTGGTGGCCAAGGCGCTGGCCGATTTGAGCCGGGCGCAGAAGACGGACATGGAAAACACCATTCGGCTCAAGCGCGAGATGGCCGCCGAAATGGAGAAGAAACTCGCCGAGCTGGGCGATGAGGCGAAGGCCGCGGCGCGGCCGCCGACGCCGGATGAAATGATCGCGCGTATCCGGGCGCTGTATGTGGGTGAAGGCTGATGGCGCCGCTGCTTTACCCCTATCAGGCGAAATGGCTGCGCGACCAGGCGCGGTTCAAGATCGGCATGTTCGCGCGCCAGACCGGCAAGACGTTCACCACCACGTTGGAGATCGTTGACGATTGCGTGGCGGCGGACCTGCGGCTGGGGCGCGCGCGCTGGGTGATCCTTTCGCGCGGGGAACGCCAGGCGCTGGAGGCGATGAACGAAGGCATCAAGCCGCACCTTCGGGCCTACGGGATCGCGGCCGATCTCATGGAATACAATCTGCGGCTTGACGAAGGCACATACCGTGCCGCTGAAGTGGCTCTGCCGCATGGCGGCCGGATCACCGCGTTGCCCGCCAACCCCGATACGGCGCGCGGGTTCTCGGCCAACGTCTTCCTTGATGAGTTTGCCTATCACAAGGACAGCCGGGCCATCTGGAGCGCCCTGTTCCCGGTTGTGTCCAAGCCAGGGCTGAAGCTGCGGATCACCAGCACGCCGAACGGCAAGAACAACAAGTTCGCCGAGCTGTGGAGCAGCGACGACGCCACCTGGTCCCGCCACAAGGTGACGATCGAGGAAGCGGTGGCGGATGGCCTGCCGCGCGACCTGGCCGAGCTGCGGCGCGCCGCGGGTGACGAGGATCTCTGGCGGCAGGAATACGAGCTGGAGTTTCTGGACGAGGCCAGCGCCTGGCTGCCTTATGCGGACATCATCGCCTGCGAAGACCCGGCCGCCGGCCGCCCAGAGGCATATCAGGGCGGCCCTGTGTTCGTGGGCAACGACATTGCCCGGCGCTCCGACCTTTGGGTGGCCTGGGTGCTGGAGCTGCTGGGCGATGTGATGTGGACGCGCGAGATCTCGGTGCTGCGCGGCGCCAGCTTCGCCGCTCAGGATGCCGAAATCGCCCGCATCATGAGCCGTTACAACGTGCAACGGCTGGTGATGGACCAGACGGGCATGGGCGAAAAGCCGGTGGAGGACGCGAAGGCGGCGCACGGCCGCGGCCGCGTGACCGGTCTGCACCTGATGGGCGCGGTGCGGATGAACGTGGCCTCTGTGGCCAAGCAGGCTTTCGAGGACCGGAAGATCCGCATTCCCGCCGGGGACCCGGTGCTGCGGGCGGATCTGCACAAGATCAAGAAGGTGAACAGCGAGACGGGCCTGCCGCGGTTGATCGCGGACCGTGATGGCGCGGGACACGCGGACCGCGCCTGGGCGGCGATGATGGCGATCGCCGGCGCCGACCCATTCATCACCAAGCCCGATGATGGGCTGCTGGAATGGATGCGGCGGGAACATGCCGCGATGCTGTCGCGTCGCGAAGCTGACAAGGGGACTGCAGCATGAGCGGTTCAGCGCCCGCGCGCCCCGGCATCCTCACCCGGCTGGTGGCAGCCGCCCGCTTCGCGGTGACCGGAACCGGCCCTGCGAACTGGTTTGGACCGGCCGAGCCGATCGCGCCGCAGGCGCCGCCCCAGGTCGCCGGGCGGCAGCTCGACTACACGCCGGCAGTCAACCTGAACTATTCGCCCCGGCACGATGAGGACATCACCGCCGAGCAGCTCCGCGCGCTCGCCGAGAACTGCGATGTGGTCCGCATCATCATCCAGACCCGCAAGGACCAGTTGGCGGCGCAGAAATGGCAATTCCAGCTGAAGGACAAGACGGCCCGCAAGCGGCCCGACCCGCGGATCGACCAGCTCAACGCGTTTTTCACGTCGCCCGACAGGGAGCACAGCTGGGACGAATGGATCGGCGCGATCCTGGATGACCTGCTGGTGATCGATGCGGCGACCGTGTATCCGCGAAGAACCCTGGGCGGTGCGATCTACGCGTTCGAATTCATCGACGGCGCCACCATCAAGCGCGTGATCGACGACTGGGGCCGCACGCCGTTGCCGCCGGAGCCGGCTTACCAGCAGATCCTGCATGGGCTGCCAGCGGTGAATTACACGCGCGACGAGCTGCTGTACGCGCCCCGCAATCTGCGCAGCTACAAGCTCTATGGCATGTCGCCGGTGCAGCAGATCGCGATGACGGTGAACATCGCGTTGCGTCGGCAGATGAGCCAGCTGGAATACTACACCTCCGGCACCGTGCCGGATGCGCTGGCGGGCGTGCCGGACACGTGGAGCCCGGAACAGATCGGTGAGTATCAGCGCTACTGGGACGAGCTGCTGACGGACGACACCGCGGCCCGACGCAAGGTGCGGTTCGTGCCGGGCGCCGCGGCGAAGGCGTTCGTGCAAACGAAGGAGGCAATGCTCACCGACGCGTTCGATGAATGGCTCGCGCGGGTGGCCAGCTATGCCTTCTCGGTGAGCCCGCAATGGGCGGTGAAGCAGGTCAATCGCGCCACGGCCGAGACGGCTGAGGGCATGGCGAACGCCGAAGGGCTGCAGCCCCTGCTGAAATGGGTGGCTTCGCTGGTCAACCGGATGCTGATGCTGGGTTGGGGGTGGAGCGACATCGAATTCGCCTGGCATGAGGAGGAGGAGACCGACCCGCAGGCGCAGATGACGATCTCGACCGGCTACCTCAAGGTCGGCGCGCTGACGCTGAACGAGGTGCGCGCGGATATCGGCCGCGACCCTATCGCTGGCGGCGACGATCCGGTGATCTACACGCCCACCGGCATCGTGCCGCTGAAGGTGGCGCTGCGGCCGCCGCCGCCGCCCGCCGCGCCGGGAGGTGATGGCGGGGCGCAGGCCGACGAGGCCGATGCGGAGGAAGAGCTGCTGAAGGCGGCGGACCCCGAGACCCGCCTGATCGCGGTATGGTCGCACTTCCTGACCAGCGAGGCGCCCCGCGTGGCCGCCGCCATTGTGGCCGCGCTGCCGACACCGGTGACGAAGGCTGCGGGTGACGAGGAAGTCGAGGACGACCTGCCGGCGCCGAAGAAGAAGGCGCACCCGGACGCGGCGGCCGCCGAGGCGGCGGCGGATGACCTGGCTTCGACGCTGCCGCCTTCCGTGGAGCGTGTCATCGAGCAGGCGGTGGCCGCGATGCCTTGGCCGGCGGTGCAGGCCAGCACCGAGGCCGTGCTGGCCACCGAGACGGCGGCCGGTGTGGTGGAGGGCTTGAAGTCCGGCGCCGAGGTGGCTGGCCTGAAGATCCCGAACCCGCTTCGCCAGGCGGACCCGGACGCGGTGCAGGCCGCCCAGGACCAGGCGGCGCAGCTGGTGAAGGGCGTGAGCCAGACAACGCGTGACGCGCTGAACCGGCTTGTGACGACCGCCGAGAGCGAAGGGTGGGCGCCGAAAAAGCTGGCGGCGCGGATCGTGGCCGACCACGCGTTCGACGACGACCGCGCTATGCTGATCGCGCGCACCGAGCTGAAGCGGGCGAAGGTGACCGGCAACATCGTCGCCTGGCGAAGGCAGGCCGCTATGACCGGGCTGATCTTCAAGAAGCGGATCATCCTCGGGCAGAACGAGAACCATTGCATCGCCTGTGAGGCCGCTGTGCGGGAGGGTGCGATCCCGCTGGATGAGGATTTCTCGGTGGGCTTCGCGCCACCGTTCCACCCGGCCTGTTACTGCTCGATCGTGCCGGTGGTGGAGCGGCCCGTGAAGAAGGGTTTCGTCTGCGACGACGGCTGCGTGGAGGTGACCAAGGCGTTCAACCCCGACCAGCCGCGCCGCGCCGACGGCAAATTCGCCGCGACAGGGTATGACGCGGAGCGCGAGGTCGGGCGCGGCCGGGCGGCGATCGCCAATGTGCTCGCAACGCACCGCGATGCGGTCGATGCCATGACGGCGCGTGGCCTTGGAGCGGTCTCATTTGTCTGGGGCAAGGCAGGGCACGGAAAGGCATTCCGCCAAGGGTTTGGTCTTGCTCATGTGATCGCAAGACGCGAGGCGGAGGGGCTCGACGCCTACAGTCTGATCCACCGTATTCCCGAGGTTCTTGCGCATGGAACGGGTGCCCCAGACGGTCGTCGAGGATACGCCTTCGAACTCGGCGGCGAGCGTGTTGTTCTTGCTCAGGGAGGCAGCGGCCCGGAGGGACACTGGGTGCTGACTGCGTATGTCAAGAAATGATGCGGTGAGCGTCCCGGTGAACTGGGTCGGGGTTATCCCTCGCCGGTCTACGCAGCATGCCGCTCTGAGATACACGGTATGCTGGGAGCGGGACGCCCCATCCTATCGCGGAAGCATGATCGGTTTCAAGGAAAGAGCGGCCCGATGAGCTTCACGTCGCGCTCCCTGCCGGCCGAGCCGGAGGATGACGAGGCCGGGCGCGTCGCGCTGGCCCGCGAGGCGGCGATCCGCGCAACCGTGGAGGCGCTCAACCGGGTGACCTATTTGCCTGGATCTTCGCACAAAGCATTCGCGCGGCAGATCCGCCAACAGCTGGAGCACTCCGCCGTGCCGATCACCGACCGGCAGGAACAGCATATCGCCCGCCTCGCCTGGCGCTATCGCCGGCAGATGCCCGCCCACCTGACGCCGAAGACAAATCCCGATGACCCGCTTTCGCCCGAGCGTGTTCTGCCGTGGCCGGGGCGGGCGCCCACCAAGAAGGAGCTGTTGGATGGATGACGCCCCCACCCTGTTCGATCGGTGCTTCGGGTTCCTGATGGAGCACGAAGTGGGTGCGAACCCGCTGGATGCCAGCGCCTGGTCCGGCGCGGCCGTGGGCGATGGCACCTTCCTTGCGGCCGATGATGGTCTGGACATGAGCGAGGGTGACAAAGGCAACTGGACCGGGGGTGCGGTGGGCGCGGGGGTGCTGGGGGGCACGCGATGGGGGATCTCGACCGCTGCCTATCATGATGCCCTCGCACTTGTGCCTGGTGCCGAGCGGGTGGGGTTTCCGGCGCTCGTGAAGGATCTGACGCTGAGCCAAGCAAAGACGCTGTGCATGTTCGCGTATTGGAAGCGCGTGCGGTGCGATGTCCTTCCGGGGCCGGTGGCGCTGGTGACGCTGGACGCGGCGTTCAATGCAGGCGTGGGCGCCGGCGCGCGCTGGCTGCAGGCCGCGGTGGGCGCTGCGCCCGACGGGGCCGTGGGCGCGCTGACCCTCGCGGCGGTGGCGCGCGCTTCGGCGACGGATTGCGGCACGGCGGTGGCGGCCGAGGCGCTGGCGCGGCGCATCGACGCGATGGCGCGGATGCCGGGATGGGCCACGGATGGGCTTGGCTGGTCCCGGCGTTTGGCGAAGCTGGGGTTCCAGGCCGCGTCGCTTTCGCGCCCCTGAGCGCCGCATGGAACGCACGGCCGAGCCCAGGCCGAGCTTGATGAGCGGCCTCGTGCGGCGATGGTGGGGAATCGCCCTGTGTGTCAACGTCGCTGCGCTGGTCTGGCGATGGAGCTATGGCATGGGGTCTTGGGGGTTTTCCGAGTGGGTGCAGAATGGCTCGTGCGGTATCGTCGCGGTGCTGATCGCGGTTGATCAGGCGGTGCTGGGCATGCCCGGCCTGCTTGCACGGCTGGGGCGGCCTCTCGGAGGCTGGCGATCGGTCATCCCCGTGATCTTCATCTGTCTGGCCTGTGGGTCGTATGCGCTGCAATTGCTGCGGCCGGCTTCGTCGTTCGACCTGCCGAAGGGCTACGAGGTGGGCACGCCGTTCGACGCGATCCAGGCATGGGGTGTCAACAACCAGGTGTTCTACATGGTGGCCCGCGCACCGCGGGCTGATGTGGGCAACAAGCTGAAGCGCCTGGTGTTGGTGGTGCAGCCGATCTACGCCAACGTCGATCCGATGACCGACACCTCGATCAAGAAGAGCCAAGCCTACACCATCCTCGACGGGTTCATGACCTTGGCGATCCCGGTGGCGGCGCCGCCGGTTTGGCGCGGCACACCCGGCCAGGCCGTGCAGCTGCGGTTCTCACTGGTGGAGCTGCCGACGATCTACGCGCCGGAGCAGATCCGCTCGCTCGCCGATATCGAAACCCTCGGCGGCCGGATCATCTCGGCCGCGATCGCGGTGATGACGATGGCGGCGCCGCCCGTGGCGGGGGTGGCCGACAGCGGCTGCCCGGCGCCGGCTGGCGGCTGAGGGGAAGGAATGAGCGAAGTCTTTTATCGATGGCATTGGCGAGCGCGGCTGCCCGAGCGCCACGGCGAGCTATTCCGCGTGCTGTGCAGGGGCGCGTTGAATTCATGCCTGATCGAATTCTTGTCGGACGGGAGGAGGGTTGTCACTTCGCGCAACGCTCTGCGGCGGGCATAGGACGGCTCACAATTGTGACGTGACTGCCTGGCGGCAACAAGTACATGCTGGCTTCTTCCTGGTCGGGAGGATGACATGAAGACGGCCCTTTTTGCCTTGTTGCTGGTTGGGTTGGCGGCCTGCGCGACTTCCGGTGTGAAGATCGATATGAATCAGGTCGCGACGCTCAAGCCGGGCGTTTCGACCTACGCGGATGTCGTTGGGAAATTTGGCCGCCCCACTACGGAGACCATGTCAAGCAACGGCATGCGTTTCGTCACCTATTCCTATTCGACAGCGGCTGCCCGTCCCGAAACCTTCATTCCGTTTGTGGGGGGATTCGTCGGAGGCGCCGATGCCCAATCTCAAGTGGTCATGTTTCAGTTCGGCGCGGATGGCAAGCTCACAGGCACGAACAGTTCAACCTCGAACATCGGCACCGGAACGGGCTTGCTGAGCGGTGGCAACCAGGCCCAGCGCACAAATCAACCAATCACGCCTCCTTGAGGCCATCTGGCGGTGCGAGGCAGTCCGTCGAGTTTTTGAGGGTGCGGAGATTGATGTGATGGGGCGCAACCGATGGTCGGCTTACGTTCTGGCGTGCCTTGCCTTGGTAAGCCCCCGCGCGGCGCATGCGGAGGCGCCGCAGGCGATTCAATACTATCGGACCCTGACGGGCTTGGTCATCAGGACGCTCACAGATAATGCACCGCCGTATTTTCAGATGTGCACCCTCATCTTTTTTGGGGGAGAAGCTGATGTGACTTTCAGATGGATGCCACTGGAGAGCGGGGCGGTGATTTCGATCAATCAGGAAGGTTGGAATTTCGGTGGAATACGCTTCCACACGCGCGTTCGGGTATCGATCGATGGGCAGCCCATTGCGATTTTCCCGGGAGGGTCGCCAGACGGTATTGTTGATGCGACGACGAGCCGTGACGACGTGACATTGGTAGCCCGCTATCCCGTGCTGGCGGCGCTCCGGAACGCTGCGACTATCAAGGTCGAATTTCCGGGATCGCGTTCCCGACCAATCGAGATCCATCCCCGGGCCGTTCATGATGTGATGGCGGCGGTGGATCGTTGTTGGCGCGACACCGGATATATCGAGCATGATTGGATACCTTGAGGCTCGCGGAACGCGCGTGCCGTTCCTTGGGGCCAGCGCCCGAGTTGAAGGCACAATGACCCTGCATTCGGCGGGTTCCACGGCCCGGCATGAAGGTGTCTCGCGGTCCCGCCCGATGAATGCCGATTAAGAGCGAATAAGAGCGCCCACAGGCCGATTTCGGCATCCAGCCGCATCACCATGGCCCGAACCCGTCGCGGCCAGCGTCGCGCGTCTGAGGCGGTCGCGCATTTGACTGGGTGACATCTGCCAGTCTGACCCGCCCGTTCGTTGAAAGGCATTGTGCCCTCCTGCCCAGGAGGCTCCATGCTGCTCATTCCGCTGATCAAGGCCGACAGTTCGCAGCGCCGCGTCTATGCGCGGCTGACGGAGAGCGTCGATCGCGGGAACGAGGCGATGGATTATGTCGCCTCCGCCCCCGTCATCAAGGCGTGGTCGGACATGCAGCTGGCGGCCTCCGGCGGCAAGAGCCGCGGCAACGTGCGCGGCCAGCACGGCCGCGTGGTGGCCGGCATCGTCTCCGACATTCAGTTCGACGACGTCGCCAAGACCATCGACTTCGAGATCGACGTGATCGACGAGGGCGAATGGGAGAAGGTGATCAAGGGCGCCTACACCGGCATTTCGCCCGGCGGGAAGGGCGTGCGGCGGAAAGACCCCGACGGCGTGGTGCGCTACGGGCTCACCCAGCTGAACGAGATCTCGCTGGTCGATGTTCCGGCGATCCCCGATGCGATGCTGACGGTGCTGAAGGCCGACGGGATCGAGGAGCGCATCGCGTTCGCCCCGGCGCAGGAGGGTGTGGATCTCGCGTTGATCCGCGCGCTGGGCGAGGCGCCCAACCTGCGCAGTTTCACCAGTCTGGTTGTGGGCCTGCCGGCCGACGCGGTGGAAAAGGCGCTTGGCGCCGCCAGCGGGATCGATGGCAAAGCCTCCTTGTTCAGCGCGGCCGTGCGCCGCGAGCTGGCGGCCGCCGGCGTGGCAATGCCCGATGGGTCCTTCCCCATCACCGACCAGGATGACCTGGAAGGCGCGCTGCTGGCGGTGGAAAAGGCATCCGCCACCGGCGGCGGCGACGTCCAGGCGCACCTGGTCGCCCGCGCCGGTGCGCTCGGGCTGTCCGATGTTCTGCCGGAGGCCTGGGCCAAGCCCGAGGCCGTGGTCGAGAAGGGGCTTGGCGCGGTCTCGGAGCTCGCCCAGCTCATCCAGCAGCTGGCCTGGTTGGCCGGCAGCGTCACCAACGAGGCCGCGTTCGAGGGGGATGGCTCGCCGATCCCGGGCCGGCTTGCGGCCTGGATCGAGCAGGGCGCCGATATCTTGACCGGCATGGCCGGCGAAGAGGCCGCCGAGGCCGTGGCCGCCCTGACGGCGGCCGTCGCCGCATTGCCGATGCCGCTGGATGCCGACGTGCAGAAGGCGGCGGGGCTGGGCGCCGAAGGCGTTGGCGTGCTGGTGAAATTGGCCGGCGACTTGGCCGGCGCGCGCGGCGAGATCGAGAAATCCGCCGGCGTGATCGCCGATCTGCGCGCCGAGGTCGCGCGGCTGCAGGCACAGCCGGCGCCGGGCGGCATTCGGCTGCGCGCCGTCGGCCGCGGCGAGGATGTGACCACCGTCGAAAAGGCGGCCGACCCGGAAGCCGCGCTCGCCGCCATGCCGAACGGCTTCGAGAAGGCCGCCACACTCACCCGCCTCGCCTTGGCCAACGCCATCAGGTCCTGAAGGAAACCCCATGAGCTCTCTGCTTCGCGCCGTCACCCAGGAATCCATCGATCTGACCCGCAAGATTTTGGCGGATCAGGACATCGAAAAGGCGTTCACCCAGCCCGCAGCGGGCTTTTCCGGCATCCAGAACTTCTCGCTTCTGGCGCCCGCGAAATCGCTGTTTCCGGTGCTCACGCCGCTGCGCAACCGCATTCCCCGCCGCATGGCGATGGGCGGCACGCAGGCGACCTGGAAAGCGTTCACCGCCATCAACACGATGAACCTGGATATCGGGATCTCGGACGGCAATCGCGGCGGCGTCACCACCACCACCGAGGTGGATTACAGCGCGGTGTTCAAGCAGCTGGGCCTGGAAGACTACGTGACGCGCGCCGCCAAGCTGGCCGCCGACGGTTTCATCGACCTGCTGGCCCGGGCGCAGACCAATCTGCTGTGGGCGACGATGCTGGGCGAGGAGGCGCTCGATCTGTGGGGCAACACCTCGCTGCCGCTCGGCACCGGCGCGCAGCCCACGGCGGCGGTGAGCACCACCGGCGGCACGATCGGGCAGACCGTGCAGGTCTCCATCCGCGTCGCCCCGCTTTCGTTGCAGGGGCTGGTGAGCGGCACGGTCGCCGGCGGCGTGCGCACGAGCGTGACCCGCACGAACGCCGACGGTTCCACCGACACCTACGGTGGCGGCTCCGGCATCGCCGGTACCGCGCAGGTGGTGACGACGCCCACGGACGGGCTGTCCACGCATTCGGTGGCCGCCTCGGTGGCGCTGACCCAGGGGGCGGCCGGCTACGCCTGGTTCTGGGGTCCGAGCGGCTCGGAGGTGCTGGGCGCCATCACCACCATCAACTCCCTGGTGATCACCACCGCGACCGGCGCGGGCACGCAGGCGGCCTCGGCACTGTCCAGCGACAATTCGACCAACGCGCTGGTGTATGACGGCATCCTGACCCAGGCGGCGAAGACGGGGGCCGGCTATTTCGCCGCGCAGGCCACCGGCACCGCGGGGGTCGGCACGCCGCTGACCGCCAACGGCGTTGGCGGCGTGGTGGAGATCGACACCGCGCTGAAGTGGTTCTGGGACTACCACCGCCTGAGCCCCGACACGATCTGGGTGGCCAGCCAGGAGGCCCAGAACCTGACCAACAAGGTGCTCACCTCGTCCGCCGGGGCGCAGCGCTTCATGATCACCTCCGAGCAGGGCAACGTGACCGGCGGCGACATGGTCACCACCTACCTCAACAAGTTCTCGATGACCGGCGCGAAGGCGCTGCCGATCCGCATCCATCCCAACCTGCCGGCCGGCACCATCCTGTTCGACACCGAGACGCTGCCCTACCCCTCCAACGAGGTGCCGGACGTGTTGGTCAAGCTGCTGCGCGAGGATTACCGCGCGGAGATCTGGCCGCAGGTGACGCGGAAGGTGCCGTTCGGCGTGACGTTCGATGGCGTCCTGCAGAACTACGCGCCCTTCGCCTTCGGCATGATCACCAACATCGGGAATGGCTGAGATGGCAACCGTGAAACTGCACGCCAAGCCCGGCCTCGTCTCGCTGCATTTCGGCGGTGCCGAGCACACGGTGGACGCCGACGGCAGGGTCGAACTGCCGGAAGAGCATGTGGAGACCGCGCTCAGCCTCGGCTGCACGCGCGAGCCTCCGGTGCGCCTGGCCAACCCGGTGGAGGAACTCGCCGAGCTGAAAGCGCGCGTCGGCGCGCTGGAGGCGCGGGTAGCCGTTCTGGAGGCCGCCGCCGAACCCATCGCCGAAGCCGGCGGCAAGAAGAAGTAGTGGTCGCGCTCGCCGCCCTTGCCGACGTGGAGGCGTGGCTGAGCCTGCCGGCCGGCAACGCCGACGAGGCGTTGCTGACGCGGCTGCTGAGTGCCGCCAGCGATTTCGCTGAGACGTATTGCAACCGGCAGTTCTCCGTCACCGACTACGTCGAGGTGCGCGACGGCAACGGGCAGGCGCGGCTTTCGCCGTTTCAATACCCGATCACCGCCATCGCCGGCGTCACGATCTGCGACCAGGCGATCCCGGCGTTGAGCGGAACGGGGGGCGGATACTTCCTCGCGGGGCGGTCGATCGTGCTGCGTGGCTACGTGTTCGACCGCGGGACCGCCAACGTTGTGCTGAACTACAGCGCCGGGTTCGATGTGATCCCCGACGCCGTCCAGCAGGCCGTGATTGAGCTGGTGGCGATGCGCTATCGCGAGCGCGACCGGATCGGTCTCTCCAGCCAGCACGCCGCGGGGGAAACCACGAGCTACAGCCTCAAGGACATGCCGGCCTCGGCGGCCACGCTGCTGGCGCAGTATCGCGCGGTGGCGCCGCGATGAGCGACGAGCTGAAGGCCGAGACGCGCGGGCTGGAGGAAGTGGTCGTCGAGCTGCGCGAGCTGGGCGACGGCGCGCGGCAACGGCTGTTGATGGCGGTGACCGAGCAAGCGGTGACGTTCCAGCAGGTGGTGCGGGAGGACAAGCTTTCCGGCCAGGTGCTGAACGCACAAACCGGCAATCTGCGGGATAGCATCACGGAAACCGTGAGCGATGACGCGTCGGGCGTGAAGGCCATTGTCGGCTCCAGCGTGATCTATGCCGCCATCCATGAATTCGGCGGGATCATCGAGCCGGTGAACGCCAAGGCGCTGCGCTTCGAGATCGACGGGCGCTTCATCATGGTGCAGCGGGTGGTGATGCCGGAGCGGTCGTTCTTGCGCTCCACCCTGGCGGACCGCGCCGACATCATCCGCGCCGCGTTGCTGGATGCCGTGCTGGGGCATGCCGCATGAGCAGCCCCACCCGCGAGCAGGTGTATACCGCGCTGTTCAACCATCTCACGCCGCTGCTGGGGGCCGGGTTCAACTCGGTTGGCCGGAAGCTGCGGTTTCTGGAAGACATGAAACCGCCGGAGATGCCGGCGCTCATCGTGGCGGTGGGCAACCAGAAGATCGCGCCGAAGCCGGGCGTGCCGCCGCGGCGAACCTATTCCGCCCGGGTGTTCGTCTACGCCGCAGCGCCGGAGGCGAGCGTTGCATCGGGCATCGAGCTGAACGGGTTGATCGACCTGGTGGAAGCCGCGCTGGCGCCGGCGAACGTGCTTCAGCCGTTGCAGACGCTGGGCGGCGTGGTCGCGCATGCCTGGGTCGAAGGCACGATCGAGATCTACGAGGCGATCAAAACGCAGCGTGCCGCCGCGCTGATCCCCATCACCATGCTGGTTCCGTAGGAGCGACCATGAGCGAAACCCAGGACCCCGTGCAGGAAGCCGAGGCGCAGCTGCAGGCGGCTTTGGCCGCCAAGGCCCCCGCCGCCGCCGCGGCCGCCTTCGAAGCCGCCTGGCCCGCCGCGATCGGCGCCTGGTTGGCCACGCAGGTGGCCAACAGCCCGATCGCGCAATCCACCCCGGCCTACAACCACCTGGTCAATGTGGCGCTGCCCGCGCTGCGCCAGGCCATTCTGGAGAACCTCTGATGCAGCTCTCATTCGGCGCCGGCTTCGCCTTCGGCATTCGCACCGATGTGGCCAATTCCACCCCAGTGCCGCTTGGCATCATGCAAGATATCAGCCTGACCTTCTCGGGCGACCTGAAGCCGCTGTATGGCGGCAACCAGTTTGCCGTGGCGTTCGCGCGCGGCAAGATCAAGATCGAGGGCAAGGCCAAGCTCGCGCGGTTCAACGGTCGGCTGTTCAACGACACGTTCTTCGGCCAGACCATGGCCACAGGCCAGGTTCTCACGGCGCTGGGCGAGGCGCAGACCGTGCCGGCCGCCACCACCTACACCATCACGGCCGCCAACGCGGCCACGTTCCAGACCGATCTGGGCGTGTTCTACGCCAACACCAACCTGCCGCTGACCAAGGTGGCAGCCACCCCGGCGCAGGGGCAGTACGCTGTTTCGGCCGCGGGGGTCTACACCTTCGCCGCAACGGACGCGAACGCGCCGGTGCTGCTGGCCTACACCTACACCGCGACGACGGGGCAGACGATCACGCTGGTGCAGACGGCGATGGGCGCGGTGCCGACGATGAAGGGGGTCTTCACCACCACCTTCTCGGGCAAGACGATGACGCTGACGCTCAACAACTGCGCTTCCGAGAAGATGGCTTTCGCGACCAAGCAGGATGACTGGACAATCCCGGAGCTGGACTTCCTGGCGGGCGCCGATCTCTTCGGCAATATCGGCACGCTCGCGCTGTCGGAGTAAGGCCATGAACGACAGTGCGGACATGGCAGCGCCGGTGATCAGCATCGCGGGCAAGGATGTCACGCTGCCGGCGATCACCTTCGATATGACGCGGCGGATGGCGCCGCTGCTTGGAGCGATGGTGCCTGGCGCCTCGGACCTGGAGGTGCGCCAGGCGGTGGTGCAGGTGCTGGCCATCTTCCTGGGGCGCGAAGCCGCGGCATTGGAGACGGAAATCACCTATCGCGAACTTTCGGCCGTCTCGCGCCGTTGGGGCGAGATCCTGCAATGGGTCGGCTTGGAGATCGAGGCGCCCGCACCGGG